GACCATGCATATGATGCCTTAAGATATTTAATTATGTCTAGACCTAGAAGTATTACATCTTATGAAGAAATGCAACACCATAAAAGATGGACTCCATCTGACCCAACCTTTGGATATTAATGCCTATCTATACCTTTATAAATAAATTAAATAATAAAAGATATGAAAAGATAATGACTTATAAAGAGCTTATTGAATATATCAAAGACCCAAATATTGAACAAGAATATAAGATGAATATATTTAGATACTCAGATAATAATGGTATTAAAGACCAAGAGATGAATTTTTTAAAAGACCCTAAAGTTCATGGTAATGGAAAGTTTGAACCTTATGGTAAAGTTAAGACAGCAGATGAAAATAAGATTTTTAAAGCTATAAGAAAGGAACAACATTTTGGGGAGGGGAATGCGAAAAAAGAAAGTAAGAACAAGACGAGTCAAAGTTAAAAGACCCAATAAGATTAAAAGATTAATTCCTCTTAATGAAAAGATATTAAGTAATGATATTAGTAAATATCCTTATGTTGAAATAGAATGGCTTGATATTGAGGGTGATGATGGTTGGAATACATTAAAGGTATTAAAGGAAGAAAAGCTCCCTATTGCTGTATCTAAAGGTTATTTAGTAAGTCAAAAGAATGGAGTAACTAGAATATTCAGAGATTATATTAAAAGTAAAACCAAACCTGTTTTTGAAGATATTGGAAGTACAGTTATTATTCCTACATCTGTCATTATCTCTATTAAGAAGATTACGTTATACTAGGAGAAACAGTTGACAAAGTCGAATAATAAGTGTATTATTATACTTATTAATAAAGATTGATTAACAAAAAGGAATTTATGGTAGTTGATAATATGTTAGGTTCTTCTATGGAAGATGGAGAAGAAAAGCTAGAAGAATTATCTCCTTTAGTAATTGATGTTAATAGTAAATTTTCTGCAGTTACAGATAAAAGAAGTGATGATGAAGATAGATGGTTACAAGCTTATCATAACTATCGTGGAAAATATTATAAAAATATTCATTTTACTCAACACGAAAAATCAAGAGTCTTTGTAAAGATTACAAAAACAAAAGTACTCGCAGCTTATGGTCAAATCATAGATGTACTATTTGGTACAGGAAGATTTCCATTAACAATAGAAGAAACAATTGTACCTGAAGGCATAGAAGAATATGCTCACATGAATCCTATGAAGGATGAAATGGGTGTTAATCAAGTTGAACCTCAGATAGAAGGAAACCTAGAATACACATCAGGTCAACCTTCAGAACAACCACAATCAGATTTAGGTTTTCCAGGAGATGGAAATAAATTACCACCAGGAGCAACCTTCAATAGTTTAGGTGGTGTTCAATTAGGTGGACTAGAAGAAGAATTAGCAGAAGCAGAGTTATCACCAGGACCAGCTCCAGTTCCTGAGATGCCACAAATTAAACCTGCACAAGTTGCAGCAAGAAGATTACAAAAATTAATTGAAGACCAACTCGATGAATCAGATGCAAATGTTGCATTAAGAAGTGCAATCTTTGAATCTTGTTTATTAGGTACAGGAATTATTAAAGGACCTTTTACTTATAATAAAACTTTACATCAATATGTTGATGGAGGTAATGGAAGAGAATATAATCCATTAGAAGTTAAAGTTCCTAAAGTAGAATTTGTAAGCATATGGGATTTCTACCCAGACCCTAATGCTAGAACAATGGAAGAGTGTGAATATGTTATTCAAAGACATAGATTAAACAGACACCAATTTAAAGATTTATTAAATAGACCTCACTTTAATAAAGAAGCTATTTATCAATGTTTAGAAATGGGTCCAAGCTATGATAGAAAAACTTGGGAAACACAAATTGATTCAGAAAATAATACGTCTGGAGATTTAGAAAAAAATAGATACGAAGTTTTAGAATATTGGGGAACGATTGATGCTATATCTGCTAGACAACATGGATTAAGTATTGATGAAGAAATTGAAGATTACATGGAAGTTCAAATTAATATGTGGACTTCTAATGGAAAAATAATTAGATTAGTAGAAAATCCATTTACACCTTTTAGAATACCTTATCATTCTTTTTCTTATGAAAAGAATCCATACCAATTCTTTGGTATAGGTGTTCCAGAAAATATGGATGATGCTCAAGCAATTATGAATGGTCATGCAAGAATGGCAATTGATAATTTAGCATTAGCAGGTAACTTAGTTTTTGATATTGATGAATCAGCTTTAGTTCAAAATCAAAACATGGAAGTTTACCCAGGAAAAATTTTTAAAAGACAAGCTGGAGTTCCAGGTCAAGCAATTTATGGAATTAAGTTTCCAAATACTGCTACAGAAAATATGCAGATGTTTGATAAGTTTAGACAACTTGCAGATGAATCAACAGGAATACCATCATACTCACATGGACAAACAGGAGTAACAGGTATGACTAGAACAGCATCAGGTATGTCAATGCTTATGGGTGCTGCATCTTTAAATATTAAAACAGTCATTAAAAATATTGATGACCATTTAATCAAACCTTTAGGACAATCTATGTTCCAATGGAATATGCAATTCTATGAAGGTCAATTACCAATACTAGGTGATTTAGAAATAAAAGCAACAGGTAGTTCTTCTTTAATGAGAAAAGAAGTTAGGTCTCAAAGATTAACTATGTTCTTGCAAACAATTCAAAATCCATCTATTGCTCCATTTGTTAAAATATCAGAAGTTATAAAAGAGTTAGCATACTCTTTAGATTTAGACCCTGATGAAATAATCAATTCTAAAGATGAAGCAGAAATATATGCTAAAATTATAGGATACCAAAATGCTCAACAAGCAAACAGCCAAGAAGCTCCTATCCCTGGTCAACAGCCAGGAATGGAACAACCTGGTGGAACACCTGAACAGGGTGCAGGACCAAACAACACAGGAAATGGCGAGGGGATTGACACAGCAAGTAATCCACCAATGCCAGGGGAGATGGCTTTTTCTGGACAAACTGAAGAATCTGCCCAATCAAGTTAGAGAAATTTTAAAAGATAGTGTTGACTAAATAGTTTTTAAATGCTATACTAATGATTAAGGAATAGAAATGAAAAGAAAACCAATCAATATGGCTACAGGTGGACTTATGTCTATGCCACCTTACATTAAATCTAAAGATAAATCAGATGAAGGTATTACACCTTATGATATTAGTACTCCTGAATCAGCAAGAAAAGGATTACCTTCTAGACTATTAAGTAAATCAAGAACAAGATTTTCTAAAGGTCAAGTAGCTAAAAAAGAAGCAGTACCTATATGGGATGAAGATGATTGGGATGATATGAATGCACCTGAAGAAAAACCATTAAAGGTAGCTAAATTAAATATTGCAGAAAAAGGTATTTATAAAAAATTAAAAGCTATGGAAGCATCAGATGTCATTAGTGAAAAAGGAAAAGAAAAATTAAAAAAATTAGAACAAAAGAAAAATCAAAAAGCTCTTGGTGGTTATATGGATGAGAATGATATAGCAGAACAAACACCACTTGCTTTAAATATTGGTGGAGCAGTCGGAAGACCAGAAAAAAGAAAAGATTATAAAGCTTATGCAGAAGGTGATTTAGTAGACGAAGAAATTGTTGAAGATGATATTGTTGAAGATGATATTGTTGAAGATGATATTGTTGAAGATGAAGTAGTTGATGAATCTTTAATGGCTCCAATAGGATTAGAAGATTCTTTAATTGGAGATGAAATTGCTACTGATGAATTTGCAGAAGAAGATATAATAGATGATGATGAAGCAGATTCAGTATTAGATACATCTATGTTATCAGAAGAAGAAGAAATAGTATTGGATGAAGCAGTAGAAATGCATCCAGAGTTAGAAGCAATTATACCAAAAATAGTTGCATCAGAATTTACAGAAGATGAATTAGTAGAAGGACCAGGAGATGGAACTTCAGATTCAATTCCAGCGATGTTATCAGATGGAGAATTTGTATTTACAGCTAAAGCAGTAAAAAGTTTAGGTGTTGACAAATTAAGAAAGATGATGGCTCAAGCAGAAGAAGCTTATGATGCTGGAGAAGTAAACCAAGAAGAACCTGTATTAGATACAGAAGAATCTTTATTGGTATAACAAAATTGTTAGAGTGGTACTCTAAGAATAAACAAGCTACCTTTTAGAAATAGAAGCCCTTGTAGCTTTGTTTTCAATCAAAAACCAATTTTTAGCTACCTTCACAGTTAAGAAGCCCTAAAGGAGGACACATGAAAGAAGACGAAGGAAAAACTAAGGAAGTCGAAGCGAATCCCTATAACCAAAAAAAGTCATGGCATACAGATGATGTAATGCCACAAACTTTTGTAGGTGCAGATAGTGGACCAGCGGATGCCAACACCGAACCTGTTAGACAGGGATTAAAATTTGCTACTGATACTAAACCTATCAACCCAAATTTAGACCAAGAAACAGATGCGGCTACTTCGGATAAGTCTTTACAGGAATCAGCACTTAGTGTTAATTCTAAACCTTATTCAAAAGTTGACTACAAAAAACGATACGATGACCTAAAGCGTTATTATGACAGGAAATTAGGTGACTGGAATACTAAAGAAGGAGACCTTAAAGCACAGCTTCAAGCGAACCGACCTAAGTACACACCACCAAAATCTAAAGAAGAGTTAGACTCTTTTAAGAAAGATTATCCTGACATTTATGGTGTGGTGGAAACTGTATCGCACTTGCAATCTCAAAATGAGATGCAAAGTTTACAAGACGAAGTTGGCTCTTTGAAGAAAGCTAATATAGCTTTAGCTCAAAGAGAAGCCCAATTAGAGTTATCGAAAATTCATCCAGACTTTAATGAAATTAAAGAATCAGATGACTTCCATAACTGGGCAGACTCACAACCCATGGAAATTAAATCATGGATTTATGAGAACAACAAGAATGGTAAACTTGCAGCAAGAGCAGTCGACCTGTATAAGAAAGACCGAGGACTTGTATTAGATAAAAAAACTACTATTGGAAAGCACTCAAAGAATGAAGGTGCTGATTTGTTAGTTAAAACTAAAGAACAAATTGGACAACCAACAGACCAACAAGTGATTTTCAAAAAATCAGATATTAATAAAATGTCTGAGAACGAGTTTATGAAATATGAGAAAGATATTTTAATAGCTCAAAGAGAAGGTAGAGTTGTCGAAGGATAATTTTATTTTTTCATTTTTATCAACAAGTAACAAATAAGGAAATAAAAAATGGCACATTTCACAGGTGCTAGTACAGTCAACTTCGGTGGACCAGTACCAGCAGGAACACAAGTTAATCAGTTTTGGGTTCCAGAAATATATAGTAAAAAAGTACAACTTGCTCTTAGAAAAGCTTCTACAGTAGAAGCTATCTGTAATACAGATTACATGGGTGAGATTAAAAACTTTGGCGATACAGTTAATATCGTTAAAGAACCAGAAATGTCAGTTGCGGCATATACTAGAGGATTAACTCCATTAGTAAATACAGCAGTAACTGATGAAGAATTAGTTTTAATAATTAATAAAGCTAATTATTTTCATTTTCAAATCGATTCTTTAGAGAAAAGATTTGGACACATCAACTTCCAAGAAATTGCATCTAATAACGCAGCGTATAAGTTAAAAGATACAATGGATGCGGAAGTTATGCAAAATATGTATGA